GCCTCTACCTATTATTCAAGACCCACAATCTTTACAAGATGCTAGACCTCAAATAGCAAATTCAACATGTTTTGTTGGTTTAATAGGAGTAAATACAAACAGATTTGCGAGTGTAGGTATGCAACCTAAGACTGAGGCTAAAGAAACACGATTGCAGAGTTTCGCTGGAAATGTTACAGTGAGCACATCATGACAGATTATTCTGATTTATTGTCTAATGTAAGAGACTACACAGAGACTGATTCAAATGTTTTAAGTGATTCTATAATTAATCAATTTATAAAATCTACAGAGGACAAAATAAGAAGAACGGTAGATCTTAATTATTATAGAAGATATGACACTGCTACGTTAACTATAAACAATCCCTTTTTACCACTTCCTGCCGATTGGGAGGCAACTAGATATATTCAACTAATAGACGGGTCTGATAATAGAACTTTCTTGATACAAAAAGATATTTCGTTTATGAACGAATATAAGCCAAATAGAACATCATCAGGAGCAGGTACTCCCAAGTATTACGCTGTTTATGATAATGATACTCACATGTTGGCACCAACCCCGAACGCTGCATTAACTGTAGAGCTCGCATACACGTACAAGCCACCTGTTTTGTCCAGTACAACAACATCAAATTGGATGAGCCAGAATGCTCCAAACGTGCTTTTGTATGGTAGTATTTTAGAGGCACTTGGATACTTGAAAGGTCCTGCTGATATGATACAATACTATGATAAAATGTATAATCAGTCTGTACAGGCTCTAGCCACATATGAGATGGGGCGTGACCGTAGAGACGAATTTCGAGATGGCGTTATTCGTATCCCTCTCGAGTCTAGGAACCCATAGGAGATTATTATGGCAATTACACAAGCTGTAGCTAACAGTTTCAAAGTGGAGATCCTGAAAGGCCTACACAATTTTACGGCTACGACGGGGAATGCTTTTAAACTAGCGCTATATGACAACGAAGCAACATTAAGTAAATCAACAACTGCTTTTCAACAAACTGACGAAGTAAGTGCATCAGGCACTTATGCAGAAGGTGGAGGGGCATTGACATCAGTAACACCAACTTTATCTAGTGATACTGCTGTTTGTGATTTTGCAGACATTTCATTTACAAGTGCAACTATTTCTGCACAAGCTGCTGTTATTTATAACAGCTCAACTGTGTCTGGATTAACCACTAATGCAGCCGTTTGTGTTCTTGATTTTGGCGCTGTTAAATCTTCAACGTCTGGTACGTTTACAATTACGTTTCCAGCTGCTGAAGCAACTGCCGCAATTTTAAGAATAGCATAGGAGATAAAACATGGCCTCTATCCAAGGATGGGGCCGAGAAACTTGGAACAGTGGTGCCTGGAACCAGCAAGCACCTGTATCTGTTACAGGTAATGGCCTCACGTCATCTCTAGGTACTGAGACAGTTGCCACTGACCAAAACATATCAGTAACAGGTATTGGACTTACCTCTACAGCAGGGACAGCTGTTGGTACAGGTATAGCTGAAGTAGCTCCTACAGGTATTGCACTTACTGCATCTTTAGGTGACGAATCACTTTCAACAGATCAAAACATATCAGTATCTGGATTAGGGCTAACTTTATCTTTAGGTAATGAATCAAGTAGTGTCACAAAAACTACTGGTTGGAACCGTGATACAGATATCAATACTGGTAATTCTATTGGTTGGAGTGAACAGCAGTGGGGCGCTGTAGGTGGATCATTCGCTCTTACAGGTCAAGCTTTAACTGCATCTATAGGCGATGAATCTCTTACTACCGATCAGAACATTTCAGTTACTGGATTAGGCACAACATCTGCACTAGGAACTTTCTCTATATCAGGTGATGGACAAATCACTGTTGTAGCTGGTTCTGAAACAGCCATGCAGTCGGCTGTTGGCACAGCAGAGGCTGATCCTGAATTTGTTGTATTTCCAAGTGGTAACGCTTTAACTTCTGCTTTAGGAACTGTTGAAACTTCTGTTTTTGTTACAGGAGTGGGAATGACAGCAAGCCTTGGTGATGAAACTCAAGAGACAATCTACACGGCTCCAAGCGTATCAGCCACTTCTAATGTTGGAACAGTAGCAGTATCTGGAAGTTCGACTTTGACAGTGACTGGTAATTCTGTTACAAGTTCACTTGGTACTCTACAAGGCACCTTCTGGTCAGAAGTAGACGACTCAAACAGCGATATTAGTTGGACAGAGGTTCACAAAGCTGCATAAAAGTTTTGACAAACTTTAATTTTTAACTTTATATAGGAGATATTATGAGTTCGACATATTCGACAAGTTTGAGAATAGAGTTACAAGGCACTGGTGAAAATTCAGGAACTTGGGGTACTATTACAAACAACAACTTTTCTCAATCTTTAGAGTTTTCTATTGCTGGTGTTGTCGATGTAGCTTGTGGTGACAATGCAGTTACAACTTTAACTAATGCCGATGGACCACAATCGCAAGCAAACAACCAAGCAAGAAACGCACACATAAGATTAACGGGAGCACATGGAGCTGTAAGAATAGCTCAGTTTCCAGCTACACAAAAAATTTATTTAATTACTAACGCAACAACTGATTCTGGATCTTCAGGTCCTTATGCTATGACAGCAAGACTTGGTGCATCTGGTAACACTTTAACAATTGAAAATGGCGCTACTAGACTAGTCGCTACTGATGGAACAAACTGGTATGATGTTTTTGCTGGACCAGGAACAGTTACCGCTCCAGTAGATCTTAACGGTCAAACATTAACTTTAGACGCTGATGCTGATACAACTATCTCCGCAGCTTCTGATGACGTTATTACATTTAAAGTTGCTAACGCAAATCAATTAACATTATCAGATGGTGCTTTATCACCTTCTACAACAAATGATATTGATCTTGGAACATCATCTTTAGAGTTTAAGGATGCATTCTTTGACGGCACAGTTCGTATGGATGCAATTGGTTTTGGTACTACCTCTATGGCTTTACCAACAGGTGATGGATCTGCTGGTCAGTTTATTAAAACAGATGGATCAGGGACTTTATCTTTTGCAACAGTTTCAACTTCAGTAGCATTTGATGACATAACAGCGGGAGACTCCGCAGTAAACGTTACAACTACATCTGGTAATATAACTATCGACGCTCAAGGTAATGACACTGATATTATATTTAAAGGAACAGACAACACTGCAGATACTACATTTTTAACTATAGATGGTAGTGAGGCAGGCACAGCAACATTTAATTCTGGAGCTACTTTCGGTGGTGCTGTTTTACCAGCTGCTGATGATACTCACGATTTAGGCTCATCTACTTTGCAGTGGAGAGACATATATACAGGTGACTTAAACTTAAATAATACTAAAACTAGAGCAAATGAAGTTGATGGAACTTCAGGTCATTGGACTATTCAAGAGGGTGATGAAAACCTCTTTATCTTGAATAGATTAAATGGTAAAAAATATAAATTTAATTTAGAGGAGATTGCGTAATGGCTTTAATAGTAGGGGGTACCACCGTTACAGGTACACAAACTTTAGATGCTACTAAATTAACAGGCAATTTGCCTGAAATTTCAGGAGCGGACTTGACTAACTTACCTGCACCTTCAGCTGCTAACGTAGGTTCTGCTTATGCTCAGGTGGGATCATCTGATGTAGGCACTACTCTTTTTGGTAGATTTGTTGGAACTGGTAATGCCAATCATGGTTCTAATGTGACTCAAGTTCAATATACAAGTGTAAGAAACATAGGAACTGCGGCTCCTCTGTCTAGTGGACAATCAACTAGTGGCACATCTATGGCTGTTGGTCATAGAGTAGAAGGCGCTGGAACAGTTTTTAAAAGGATTTCTTAGGAGATAAAATATGGGCGATATTAATACAACATTGTTAGGAATTAGAAATGCTAAATGGGTTTGGCATATGAGTATTAAAGTAGATGAAAATGGTGAGGACGATTTAGATGAAAATGGAAATCTTCAATTTGTTCATATCTATGAAGACGACGGTGTAACAAAACAAAAACTTATATGGTGTGAAACAAAGTGGAGTCATCTAGGCGATGACACACAAGAGTGGTTACCATTTAAAGTAACTCCTTATGATACAATGGTTCATGGCCAAAAATTATGGACAGATTTAAATAATGGTGTTCATGGAGCTATTGATAGCTCTGAAGTAGATTAAGCAAATATAATTTCATAATTAAAAGACATAGATCTTCTAATCTCATCAGGATACTTTGTAATAAAAGGAAGAACTAAGTGTTGATGTTTTGCATCAAAAACATAAAAGTCTCCAACGACAGGTGCGAAAGCAGTAAAATTTCCAGAATTTAAAAAAGTTAAATGTCCACCTAAACTTTCTTTTCTGTTTCTAACAACTATTTCTGGCGTTTTTAAAAACAGTACAGTAGAATAACCAACAGATACACCATTTTCATTTATATTATGACTATGTGGTGGTTGATATTCTCCTTGTTGCATACAATTTATCCACGCCTGCGTAATCATGTAATCTTTTACTTTTCTTTTTTCTAATTCAATATTTTGTAATTTAAGGTTTTGTTTATAACAATCTTGCATGCAAGCATAAAGAGTGTGTATTATGGGTAGATTGCCTATTAAATTAATTACATCTTTTTCTATTCTTAAATTGCCAGCTAAACTATCGCCAAAAGATTGTAGTTGAGAAAAAGATTTATCATATTCATTATTTAAATTTTCTATTTGATTTAAAGGTATTTTGTATTTTCTTATTATTTGACCATGTACAATTGCTTGGGATTCCATGTTTGTCCTTTCTATATTATCTCATGTTATATCATAAACTCGATGTCAAGAAAACAATTTAAAAAAATACTGTTGCAGATTAAAAAAATATGCTTACATTAGGTTCTCACCAAAATTAACAATCACAGGAGAAAAATATGAGCGAACAAGATTATTTAAAAGCTATTGCTGTCCTTGCTGACAAGGTGAGCAGATACCACGAAAGATTATTAGCAGCAGAAAGAGATTTAGAACGTCATTTGAAAGACACTAATACTCACTGTAATGGTGACTGTGAATGCAAAAAATCTACTTAGGAGTCTGACCTAACATATCTTTTAAAGATGGAGCAAATACTTTTACATCGCGTTTAATTTTTTCTGCGGTTGTAGAAGTGTTTGGATCATCTATATCAGCTTGCATGGCTTCTTCGGATTCGTACTCTTGACCTGTATCAATATTTGTAATTGTTGTTTCTGTTTTAACATTATACTTTGGAATGACTCTGCCATCCTCTAAAGTTATTGTTCCTATTTGCTCAGCGTTTTTAATTATTGGCATTTTATTCTCTCCATCTTAAATTAAAACTAAGAATAATTCTATCTTGATTAGAATTATTTTGTTGTACCTCATGTTGTAACCATGATGGAAAAAAAATCAAGTTATTCTCTTTAGCTTCCCACTGCACGCTATGTGCAAAATGCACTGATAAATCTTGATTTTTAGGTGGATCTAACACCTCTGCCTGAGGTCTAGGTTCAATGAACACTAAATTACCGCTATTTTTTGGCACTTTTAAATAATAAACACCAGATAAAAAATTTAAAGGGTGTGTATGAACTGTATTTCTAGCTCCTGGTGGGTTTATCATACCCCATAATCCAGTCATTTCTGGTCCATATTTTTTTTCTACGCTTAGTGCATTAAAACATTGTTGTGCTTGAAGCATGATATCTTGAGTTATTTCTTTAAAATCTTCGTTTAGATATAAATCTTCTTTGCTGTGCCACCCTTTTACATTTGATTTAGGTGATCCAAGCTTATCTTGTTCTTTTAATTTATAAAGTTTTTCTTCTAAATTATAATTGTTTTCTAACTCTGTGGTAAATACAGGAGTAATAAACATACCTTGTAATTTCATATTCATCCTTTCTAA